GCCCGAGGACTTCCTGGCGGAAATGGAAGAGGGGCACTTGTGGATTCTGATCGAAGGGAAGCGGAAGCGACTGGTCAAGCAGGATTTCGACACGGCGCAGGCGAAGTATCAGGAGACAGGCCAGCCTCTGCTGTACTCGCTGGGCGCGACGGAGATTACGCTGTTCCCGACGCCTAATCAAGATTACGACCTGGACTTCAAGTACTACGGCAAGGCAGCACCGATGCACTTGACGAATATCGAAACGCCCTGGCTGCAGCATGCCTCTGATTTGGTCATCGCGTTACTCTGTGAGATTCTCGCCGGAACGCATATGCAGAATCCGCAGTTGGCTCAGGGATTCAAACAGGCAGGCGTCGATGCCTGGAATCGGCTCTACGCCAAGCACGTGGCTCGCTCGGAAGTCAATCAGAGCCGGACAATGGGAGGAAATACCTGATGACTATCGAAACTGCTACGTTTCTGGCTGCGCTTGATTCGACGAAGCCCCTCAACACGGATCTGGTTGCCGAAGGGGATGATCATCTACGCCTGCTTAAGGCTGTGCTGCAGGCGACTTTTCCTGGACGAGGTGTGGGCGAGAAAGCGCCGCTCTCGCGGATTGCTCCTTTCGCGCCTGGGTTGAGTGAGATCAGCGCACTGTTTGTGGCGAACGGGGCAACGCAGGCGGACCTCCCGGCGGTCTCGGGACTGCCTGGCGGGACGCATTACTGGTTCTGGGCAGCGGATAATGCGTTGCTGCTGACGACGTTGGACACAGCGCTGATCAACGGCGGGGCGACGCTGACTCTGGAGCAGGGGACAGGTGCATGCGTTTTCTGCACAGGAAATGGTTGGGCAGCGATTGGACTTAGTGGGGGAAGTGGCCCAGAAACTGTGAATTTAATCGCCGGGACTGGTATTGACATTACTGGAATTTATCCTGACCTGACAATAGATGCGACGCTGTATGTGCCTGATCAGGTGAATTTGATTGAAGGCGACAATATCTCGATTACGGGAATCTACCCAGATTTGACGATTGATGCTGTCAGCACAATTCCGCTACACCCTCTAGTCAGTCGGCAACAAACTGGCAGCTTTAGTCTCGCAGCTGCAACTTGGACTCGTGTGCCGTTCGTGCAGCCTTATGTGGATATTTTCGGTAACTGGGATAACAGCAATCATTATTTCGTAGCTCCTGATAATGGTATTTATTGGGTGCATGCGAACTGTGTTTTTCAAGCAGCCAGTTCGATTAGCCGTGATGTTCGCATCGAGATAGGTATCGTTGGATTACCGACCTATGTTTACAGTATATCTGGACAGATGCCATACACAGCGAGCGCGCCCCGGCGCTTTGAAGTCTCAGGTCTTCAAAAGATGATTGCTGGCGAACACTTGGAAGTTCGCGTATGGGCAGATGCGGCAAGTCTGCTTTGTCTGTCGAGTCAAGTCGATATTCAGTATATTCACCCATACGCTTAAGCTTTAGGATCATTTGATGCCCATCGTTTCCTTCCCCACAGCTGGCGAAGTCGGACTCGTCTTCGACATTGCGCCGGCGGAGCTCAAGCCCCAGGCTTGGAATTCTGGTCAGAACGTCCGCTTCGTCGATGGGAGTGTGGAGTCTGTGCGTGGCGACGCCATCTTGGACATTTCTACTGAGGAGACGCCGATCTGGGCCTTTCCGCAGGCAGAATCCGTCTACAGCTCTGTAGCCTGGGTTCTTCCCAGCACGGCGAAAGTCTACGCTTGGTATGAAGAGACTGTTTATGACTTGACTCGGGTCAGCGGAGATTACACCGGGGACTCCTATGATCGTTGGTCTGGAGGATCTCTTGGCGGACTTCTCTTCATCAATAACGGAGTAGATGTGCCTCAGGTCTGGACTGAGCTGAACCCTCTGACGCCGCTGATCGATCTGGCCTACTGGCCTGCCAACACCACGGCGGCCTGTCTTCGAAGCTTTAAGAATTTCCTTATCGCCCTGGATGTGACGAAGGTCGCTGGACGTTTTCGCACGATGGTGAAGTGGAGTCATCCGGCTGACCCGGGTCTGGTTCCTCCATCCTGGGACGAGACGGATACGACGAAGGATGCGGGTGAGTATTCACTGACAGAGACGGCTGGAGCCTGCATCGACGCTGTGCCGCTGAAGGACATTCTGGTTATCTATAAAGAGGATTCAGTCTGGGGAATGCAGTTCATTGGTGGAGGGTTTATCTTCCGCTTTTATAAGATGTTTGGCACGTTCGGTATGCCACAAAGAGACTGTGCTGTGGAGTTTCAGCCAGGGCAGCATATTGTCTTCACAGGAGATGATCTCATCCTCCATGACGGAAATACGTCACAGTCCCTGGCGGATCAGCGTGTGCGAACGATGCTGCGTGAGGTTACGATCGAGCAGCTTGCCGGTTGCTACATGGTGAATTACACTGCGCGGCATGAGGTCTGGTTCTGTTTCCGCCGGTCCGCTGATGGGCAGCCTTATGCTGACACAGCTCTTACCTATGATTGGGTAGGGAAGACCTTTGGCTTGCGGACGTTGGCCGACTTCTACTGCGTGATGCCAGGCCGGCTTCCTCCACAGACGCTCGTTTGGCTAGAAGCAACGTATCCTTGGAGTCTGGGAACAGCCGAGTGGGATGCGCTGCAGAAAACGGCTTCAATTCCTCGGCTTTTCGCGTTGGGCCAGAACCAGAAATATTGGGTCGATGTGACTTCTTTGCAAACGCAGCAGGTCCAAATCGAGCGCACTTTCATCGGCATAGCAATGAAGGCTCAGCAGCCTCCTGACCTTTCGTCGAGAAAATTTCTGACGAAACTCTGGCCGAGGATTCTCGGAACGGCAGGTGAAGTGGTGATGGTCACGCTTGGCGTGGTCGAAGCGCCAGACCGGGCAGTGGTCTGGAAGGCTCCCAAGCAGTACATTATCGGAACGACGAAACATCTGGACTACACCGCCAGCGGAAAGATGTTTGCACTTCGGCTTTCGTCGTTGAATGCTCATAACTGGAGATTCAGCGGAGCTGATGCTGAAATTATGTTCTTGGGAGGAAACTGATGGCTTACACGCCGAATCCTTTGCCATCTGGACAGGCACTTGAGGAGTACGTAAGTGCTGAACTTCGTCGGGTTGCGGAAAGTCTGAATACACTGGAGAATGGCTTAGCCTTTCCCATTTTTCACAGCGAGCCCGGGAAACCGCGGGAGGGGCAGCTGGCCCGGGCCGACGGTACGGACTGGAATCCAGGAGCCGGGGCCGGCTTCTATGAGCGGGTGGGAGGCGTGTGGAGCAAACTGTAATTAACGGGGAGAAGAAAGAATCATTATCCTCCCCATTTACCATTAAAACCTATACCGGCATTGCTGTCCGTGAGGTTTGGGGTGAGGTTCGGGGCTTCATCCTTCAGGCCCTAGCCTTTAGTCGCGGGGAGCTGGATATTCAGACGATATGGAAAGCTTGCCAGCAAGAGCACATTCAGCTCTGGGTCATTAGTCAGGAGGGCCGTCCTGTCTGCGTGATGTTGACGGAACTTTGCCTGTACGCTAGGAAGAAAAGTTGCAACATTGTGGCTGTAGCGGGCAGGCAAACTCAAATCATCTGGAAGGCCTTTTTGCCCTTTCTCCGCACCTGGATCATCGCGAACGAGATTGACGAGATTCAGGCAACCTGTCGACCCAGCGTGGCACGACTTATCAGTACCTTGGGCTTTCAAGAGACGGCTCGAGTCATGACTATTTCTTGTAAGGAGTGGACTCCATGAGCGGAGGCGGCGGCACGGATTCAACAACGACTGCAACAACACAGAACTATTCCCCGGAAGAAGCGGCTCAGCGGGCAAAGGTTCAGGGCGAAGCGGCTCGGATTTACAATGCGACGGCTCCGACGATCTCGAGTGCCTCGTATCCAGGAGCGCAAGTCACGCCCTTCTCGGCGGAGACGATCGCGGCTCAGAACCTGGCAGTGCAGAACGCGGGAGAGCAGCAGACAGGCGTCGGCCTGATGAATCAGGGGCTGAATTATGGTCTGTCCGGGGCGATGGATGTGCAGAATAATCCTTATCTCCAGAGTGCGATCTCGGCAGCTTTGCGCCCAGTTACACAGTCTTACGTTGACCCAGGTGGTGTTCTCTCCAGCATTCGGACTAACGCGACGGAAGCTGGTCAGTTCGGCGGAATCCGCCAGGGGATGGCTGAGGGGATTGCGGCTGGCCGTTATTCTCAAAATGCTATGGATATGGCCAGCGGAATGGCAAATGACGCTTATAAGACTGGCCAGGATACTTTCTCCCGCACTCTGGCGTTGGCACCGCAGACACTTCAGGCGGCCAACATCCCCGTTAATACGCTCTCGGGAGTAGGATCGCAGAAGGAAAATCTGGGCCAGGAGCAAGCGAACTACGATGCGAATGCACGAATGTGGGGACTGAATGCGCCTTGGGCACCGCTGCAAAACTATGCGTCGATCGTCTATGGCGGGGCGAATCCTTCGACGACAAGTACGAGCGAAGGCCCGGCGCAATCCAGTGGAGGTGTCCGCGGTGCTCTTGGTGGAGCAGCCTCCGGTGCTCTGACGGGGATGGCTGTTCCTGGAGTAGGTCCACTGATCGGAGCTGGCCTTGGTGGTCTGGCTGGTCTTCTCAAATAAGGAATCATTATGAACTACGCAGAACTTCTCGGCTTTTCTCCAGCCTTTGGTCTCGACGCCTCGGTAGAAGCTGACAAAGCCATCGCCGACAAACGGGAAGCAACTTTGTCTTCTGAAGCTGAGACGAGCAAACTTACCTTTACGAATGACCAGCTTCGCATGTTAGCGGCTCTCGGGCAACAAGGGCAGCAGAACCCACAGAGGGCTCCAGCGGCTCCAGCCCCTCGCGTGCCCGCAATGATGCCAATGACACAACTTGCTCTACCTCAAGCTCAGGCAGCTCCACGGCCTGGACTTGCGCAATTGATCTATGGGAGATAAGATGGACTATGCACAAATGCTTGGAATGCAGGGCGGAAACCAGCAGGCCGCGACGATTGGTACGCAGGCATTGGCAGGAAATGCTGGAGCCACGCTGCTTGGGGGAGCTGGAGCACGGATTCCTCAGGCTGCGGCCTTCAACCCACAGTCGAATGTTGGGGATCTACTGACGCAAGCCAGACAACAAGTGGCGGCGCAGGCGGCTTTACAACCCGCGCAACCGACGCCTCAATCTACGGTTCAAATGCCGCAGATCTCTTATCCAGGAGTTCAGGCAACAACTCCGGCAGCACAGACTCAGATTGCTGCTGCGGCTTCACCACAATCCCCCGCTTTGGCCTACCAGATGAGGGAAATGCAGAATGATCCCTATTACCAACTGACGAAAATGCAGGCGGGAACGCCGGTGACGCAGGCGCCGCCTGTTCCTTCCTGGGAAGAGAATCCTTACTATTGGTTGTCGAGTGGGCAACAACCAGTAGCCCAGACGCAGCAGCCCGCCTACGATCCAGCTGATTGGAGGACTTGGAGCAATGGCTGATCTCAACTCAATTCTCTATGGGCA